CAACCGCGTATATTTTTTCCAGTATCGTAAGGGGGGGGTATCGTGGAAACCCTTGTAAATAAAGGGATACAGAGGGGTTTCGAAACCCTGACAGATTGACATAAAAAGTAAAAATATGCCTCGTAAAGCAAGTCTCGGAGTACGTTATACCAGGATCAAAAACATAATCGTAAAGTCGTTGACCGACTCGCAACTGTACGACCCGACAGACGATATATTGATCGACGAACTCCTGTACAATATCAAGTTAAGCGACGACGCGAAACGGGATATAAAGAAGTTCGGTTTTAAGATGAATGTAGTTAAGGACCCGAAAAAGGATCCACACTATCAGCAAAACCCGAGCGTCTCGACCTATATAGCAACAACGAAAAACATATCCTCCCTGCTTACTAAGCTCGGAATGACTGCACAGGAGCGGACTAAACTCGAGATCGAGGGAACAAAGGGAGGAGAGGGGGATCCCCTGAAACAACTATTAACCGAATCAAAATCTAAAAACAATGGAGCAAAGTAAAGTTAAGATCTTAAAAGCAAGTTTCGGAGTTACCGAATTATCAATGAGTTACCTTAACGGGACCGACAGTTTCACGCATGAGATCCGAGGCGACGAGGTCCCGCACCCCGATTTTGTTAAGGCCCTGGAGGCCCTGAACCTGGATCTCGGGAGAGCGTATTTTGCAACCATCGAGGCGAGGATCGATCGGTATAAGGCGAAAGGGTTCGTCCTGGACGAGCGCGACGATATCGTAACGATCGAGGTTAAAGGCAAACTCGAGAACAATTTCGATTACGTTACGAACGTCTCCTCGGGTAAACTCCTCCTCGAAAAAGCATTAAAGAAACGGTATAACAATCTTTGTACGGAGTTATTCTTATACTTTTTCGAGAACAAAACCGCGCAACTGGAGATCCCTTTTAACGAACGCGGCGAAAAGGATTCGTAAGTAAATCGACTGTTTTACTTACAATCGCATACGAGAGGGGATCCCGATCGGAACGTGTACCTCGAAAAACTGAAAGCAAAAAAGCGATTTAACTTACAATATGAAAAGAACAGAAGTTAAGAAAATCGATATCTTTTACCTGGTCCTCGTCGTCCTGGTAGAAATAACCCTGGTCGCGACAATTATCGCAGTCAACAACGCGGAGCAATCCCGCGGCCCTTATCACGTAATCGATACCGAAACCGTATCGACCGTAACCCGTTCCCCTTTACAATAATCGGGGAAAATTATATACAGAAAAGAAGTAAAATTATATAGTATGAGGGCGTTACTTGCTTGCGAAAAGACACAAGCGGTATGTAAGGAGTTTAGATTTCTCGGGGTTGAAGCGTATAGTTGCGATATTGAGGACAGTACGGGAGGGTTCCCCAAATGGCATATAAAGGGCGACGTTCTCGATTATCTGTTTGACAACTGGGATATTATGATCGGGTTCCCTCCCTGTACTCACTTAGCGATAAGCGGGTCCAAACATTTTAAAAAGAAAATCGCGGACGGGAGGCAACAGGAAGCAATCGACTTTTTTATGAAACTCGTAAACGCTCCGATTCCTCGAATCGCAATAGAGAACCCCGTCGGGATAATGTCGACGAGATATCGCAAACCAGATCAAATAATACAACCGTATTATTTCGGAGATCCCTATCAGAAAACGACTTGCTTATGGTTAAAGAATCTCCCGAAACTCGTACATATTAAGGAACCCGACTTGTTTAATGATACCGTTACCCATACGGACCGCGGGGAGTTTATTGTTACCAAATCGGGAAAGCGTTTACCGAAATGGTATTCAGATGCAAAATCGAATAAGAATTACGGAGAGATAAGATCCCGAACATTCACAGGAATAGCGCGCGCAATGGCTGAACAATGGAACGTACTTTAATATGATCGATCCAACGACATACGCGGAGATCCATTACGGCGCGGCTTATGATTATGCGGACCAGGTCGCGAACAAAGAGATCCTTGCAAATCGTTGGATCCGTCTCGCCGTACGTCGTTTCCGAAAGGACCTTAAGAGAAAGGTATTTACCCAGGATCCCGATCGGGTTAAGCTCGTTTACAAGTTCTTTTCCCTTTTGAACGTTCAGCGTAAAGGGGATTACGAACAATTCCGATTACACCCTTACCAGGCGTTTATTATTCTTAACCTGTTCCTGTTCTATTATCGGAAAACAGGACGCCGTCGGTTTACCTCGATGTTTCTTTTCATTGCACGTAAGAACGGTAAAACAGTTTTCGCCGTCGCCCTTAACCTTTACTTTCTAATCCTGGACGGCGTCGTCGATCCTCAATCCTTATTAGTCGCGAGTACCAGGGAGCAAGCAACGATCGCGCTCGATTACGCAAAAGGGATCCTTAACAACTCCCCCGCGATACAATCCCGCCTCCGCCCGATGCAATACGAGATCCGCTTTAAGGACCGCTCCTCGATCGGGTTTATGAAACCAGTACCCGCGATCGATCCCTCGCGGCTCGATGGATACTCCCCCTCCTCCGCTATCCTCGACGAGGTCCACGCGTACCAGGACGCGAAGCGTTACGAGGTTGTTACCTCGGGACAGGGCGCGCGCCTGGATCCCATTACCTTAATGATTTCGACAGCGGGAACCCTGGTCGATTCCTTTTGTAATACAATGGTCGAGAATTGTAAAGCGATCCTCCGCGGGGATGCAAAGGACGACAGTATGTTTATCCTCCTGTACTGCCTGGACGAGGACGACGATTACCAGGATCGGGATCTATGGGTAAAAGCAAATCCCAGTATCAGGGAGATTGTTACGATCGAGTACCTGGAACAGGAGTACCAAAAGACGATTAATATCCCGTCGCTCCTCCCGAACTTTTTAACCAAACACCTGAATATATTTACGGGCGGATCCGAGGTTTGGATAGCGGAGGAGAAATTACAACGCGCGAACGTTCCGTACTTTGTAAAGAGAGTCGAGAAACAAGATATATACCTCGGTCTGGATCTCTCGAGTACCCGAGATCTTACCTCCCTGGTCGGGGTCCTGGAGGAGGATAATATATTCGACGCGATCCCCTGGTTCTGGCTCCCGAATAATTCCGAGATGCTATTCCGCAAGGGAGGAGTAAACCTTATGAGCTGGATACGCGACGGATATATTTACCATTGCCAAACCGAGACGATCGATTACGACCTTATATACGATCAGATCGTTCAGATCGACCAGGAGTATAATATCGTCGCGCTCGGGTACGACCCGTATAATTCGGATCTCATATTGCCGCGCCTGGTCGACTATGGGATTAATACTTACAAGTTCCCGCAAACCGCTCCCGCGTTTAACTTTCCGCTTAAGTACCTCGAGAAAATGATACTCGAAAAGCAAATGAGTTTCGGGGAGGATCCCGTTCTCCTTTGGAACTTTCGGAACGTCGTTTTGTATATCGACGGGAATAACAATATTAAGATTATGAAAAACAAATCGAGGGACTCAGTCGACGGCGCGGTATCTCTCGGGATGGCCCTCGGGGGATGGCTCGCGTATAACCTGGATCCCGAGAGGGCGAATATTGCCGCGTATATTGCCGCGCAACAAACCGACGAGTAAGAAACGTCGATTGTCTTTATATTTAAAACATTCTTAAAATGGGATTCCTGAGTAACTTATCGAGCGCGTTTAATATATTGATCGGGCGAGAGGAGCAAATAAACGAGTCTATTGCGAACCTCCTCGCGGGATCCGCGCCTCGTTACTCCTCCGATCAATCGGGGAATATTGCGACGGTCCATACTTGCGTAAAGATTCTCGCGGAGACAATGGGACGACTCCCCCTCGGAGTAATGATCCAGGACCCCGAGAAAGGTAAACTTAAGGATAAGGATCATTATTTGTACGACCTGGTACATTACAACCCGAACCCCTGGACCTCCTCGCAAGTATTTATCTCGACCCTGGAGACGATACGGAATTACAAAGGAAACTCATACGTCCGTATTCACAGGGACGGCGGAGACTCGGGACGCCCTGTCATGTTTACCCTTATCGACCCCGCCCTGGTCGCGGGACACGTACTCAAAAAAAACGAACTCTTTTATAAGATCCGCTCCGAGAACGATCCCGAGAAAATCGATACGGTACACTCGCAAAACATACTACATTTTAAGCACGTATCGCGAAACGGTATTTACGGGATCAATCCGATCGAGGCCCTGAGACTGAACCTCTCGACAACATGGGAGGGACTCAATACGATTAACCAGTATTATATTAACAACGGGGTAAACCCCAAAGCGTTAAAGAGTACGGTATCGGGTGCTAATCAAAAAGCAATACTCGAGGCCCTGGAGACTCTCAAAAAACAAATGCAAGAGAGTAAGAACGCGGGAGAGATTATACCCCTCCCCCCGAATACTGAGATCCAGGAATTACAAATGAACGCGGTCGACGCGGTATTCCTTACTATGATCGAGACGAACGCGAAGCAAATCGCGGCAATGTACGGACTTAACCCTTTAATGGTCGGGGATACGAGCTCGTCCCGTTACAACTCGATCGAGGCGTCGCAAATCGCTTTAAAGGTAAATACGGTCTCGTCCATTGCGCGGATGTACCGACAGGAGTTCGAATACAAATGTCTTACCGCGGACGAGCGGAAAAAGAAAAACAACTCGATCGAGTTTAACTTAATGGCCTTGATCGAGACCGACCATAAAACACGCCTCGAGGGATATCGGATCCTTGCTAATTTAGGAGCAATTAAACCGAATACAATCGCAATGCTCGAGGGCCTGGAGACGTACCCAGGAGGAGACGACCATTATATACAAACAAATA